GTCCCCGCTGTAGCCGTTGTTTGCTACCGAGCGGAAATAGACAATGCCGTCCGCGTAGAACGGCTTCGAGTCGCCTTCGGCATCAAGGCTCAGACTGACCGCGCCGGGTACCGCTTTCGGCGTCCCGTACGTATAACTGACGGTGCCGTCTGTTTCCGATTCTGTGAGGAGCGCCGCGTAGACGTTCTTCAGGTTGTATTTGATCTTGTTGCCGTTTGTGGCCATAATCATGCCTCCATTTCAAATATATACAGGACCTCGTAGAGCCGTTCGCTTTCGATCCAGACCTCGGACTTGTTGTAGAAGATGCCGCTCGTATCGAAGAGGTCCTCCAGCTTCCGTTCGGCTTCCGGGTCTTTTCTATCGGTGTAGAGTTCGATGTGAACTTCATCTGCCTTGAAGTACACTCTGCCGTCAGCAGAGAAGTTGTCGCTTCCCGGCATGAGATAGCAGATGAAGGGTGGATCCGGGCTTTCGCCTTCCGCGAAATGATCGTAGGCAAAGGGGAAGCCGGACTCTTCAAGAAGTTTCTTTATATCATTCATTTCCAAGACTCCTCGTGATTTCTTCCGTAAGCTCCTTTTCGCCGGCCTCCTCCGCCGGAGCGATATGCGGAATCGCCGCGACCCGTCCGCCGCCGCGCTTTGCGTGACCGTGCTCAAGAAGGTGTGCGATCTGGTAGCGGTCCCGGGAGTAGACCGTCATCTCAAGCGCATTGGCGGTTTCCTTCGTCGCCTTGACGGACCAGCTCTTTGCGTATCGCCCGGTTTTGGACGGCGCGTTCGATTTGATCTCTGACTGGACGGTTTTTGCCGCATCCTTTACCGCGTCTTTCATATCTTCCGCGGAGAGCTTGGCGTATTCTTTCAGCTCTTTCATGACGGCGTCCGAGAGCTCATCCGGTGCTACTTTCTTCGCCATGCACGTTCCTTTCTTTCTGGCAGTGGAACTTCACCGCTTTCCGGTCATAGGAAAAATGATCGACCGACAGGATGTTATAGGTGTCCTGCCCGAAGCGGATCCGGAAGCCTGTCGTCGTAACCGCCGCAACTTTCCCGCACCAGCGGACAGTGAAGGACGCATCCGACCTGTCTTCGGTCGTTCCCGCGTCCGTCACCTCGGACCCGCCTTCTCCGCTGACCGTCGCCATGCAGGAGTAGTAGTCCTTCCAGCGGCTCATATGATTTCCAATGGCATCGGTCACGGTTTCATTTTTCTCGAAACAGATCCGCTTACTTAGCATTGCGATGTTCATCAGAAGCCGGGACTCCTTTCTCCGAACAGGATGGCGCGGAGCGAAAGGATCAGCGCGTGATGATCCGCTTCCTCACGGTGCTCATTCAGATACGCAAGAGCGTAGAGAACGGCAGCTGTGACCAGAGGACTGCCTGCGTCATCAAGAGAGTCCTTCCGCAGCACATCCGCAACCAGACGCTCCGCCGCGGAGATTTCGCTTTCGATGAGCTCGTCCTCATCCGCGTAATCAATCCGGAGGTATGTCTTTGCTTCCTCAAGCGTAAGCTGCATCGCGCATCTCCTTTCCTTTCGTCCGCACCCTCCGGCACCAGGCCGGAAGGCGCGATAGTGCTTTTACTTATCGCTCTTTACCTTCAGAAGCTGTACTGCCTCCGGAAGGACCAGCTTTCCGTCGACACGCTCTTTTGCGACATAGCCGATCATGCCGTTTCCAGCGAAGAGCTCTCGGAGCTGCTGGAACGAGCGCACGCCCCGGTCGCCAATGGTGTAATAGGAGAAGTCACCGAAGGCCACACACGGCTTTCCGAGATCCGGCTCCGGGAAGAACGGAGAGGTGTAAATCTTGTAGCCGAGCACACGGTCCGGCTCTCCTGCCTGCATAGAAGGCTGCCACAGGTACTGGCCGTTTGCGTCCTTGAGCTTCCGGAGAGCGGCGACACACTTGTCATTGGAAAGGAAGACAGCGTTCTTCCGGTAAGGACGCTTCAGCGCATAGACAAGGTTGATCACGTCATCCGTCGTGACATTGGCCGAAGAAGAGACAACGCCCGTCACCGCGCCGCCGGTCTCAGAGAGCACACCGGTCGGCTTTCCGTTTCCGTCTCCGTTCAGGAAGGCGTCCTCCTCCGCGTTGGCGAGTGCCTTGCCGAACTGGGTTGTGATATAGGACTCAAGGTTAAAGGCGTTATCGTAGAGAAGCTCCTCGGTCACCTTGATGGCCACATGGAGCTTGTGGGCGTCAAGGATGACCTGATCGAACGTGGCGTCCGCAAACTGCAGTGCTCCGCCTTCCTCGATCCATGCCGCCGCGGGCTTGGTGGCCGCGATATTGATCTTGTGCTCGCCGGATGTCGTGATGTTTGTCGCGAGGGAACGCATGATGTTCTCCTCGGTCAGGACGTCAACCAGACGGCTGTCCCACTCCTCCGGAACCAGATATCCGCCTTCCGCGTCTGCGCCCTCCTGCAGGACGTCGTTTACCTGACGGAAGCCGGAGCGCATCGCGGCAAGCGCGGCTTTCCGGTACGCGTCGGAGGCGCGGCCGGTTTTGTGAGGCTTGTCCTCGGGGCCGTCGCCCGGCTTCCCGGTGAGCGGAGAGGCGGTCGGCCTTCCCAGCTGCTCTTCGATAGCGGCCTGACGGTTCAGACGGTCAATCTCCTTCGTGTAATCCGAGATTTCCTTCTCCATGCGGTCATAGGTCTCGCCGTCCTCTGCGGAGAGAAGACCGTCCTCGTTTCTGCGGGCATCAAGGAACGCCTTTGCCGCCTCCCATGCCTTTGCTCTTTTATTCATAAGTTCCTGTACTGTCATTACGTTTCCTCCTTATTCAGATGAACTGCTTCATGAGATTGAGCCTCTTTTCGAGGTCGTCGACCCGGTGTAAATGAGTTGTATCTTCCGCGTGCGGGGCAGCAGGGTGCTTCCTTGCATAGTCGCAGAGCTTTTTGTTGATGGCTGCTGCCACCTGGTAGCGGGAGAAGAGCATGCCGGATGTGTGATCCTCTTTATTCGGATCGGCAGCTGACCCAGGTTCATCCTGCTTTTCAGGCTCACCCTTTTCGCTTTCATCCGTCTCTTCGTCCGGACCTGGTTCCGCTTCGGCGTGGTAGAGCTCATCGCGACTGATCACGCCGTCCGCGAAGTGGAGCTCGACTGCTTTTCCGGCATCCATCCAGGTCTCCTCATCCATGAGCTTTGAAAGCTTATTCCGGGAAAGACCTGTCTTTGCCTGATAGGCGTTTATGATCGAATCCTTCACGCCGGAGAGCATCTCGATCGCCTTCTGCATCTCCGCGGAATCGCCCATCGCGATGGTGCTCGGGTTATGGATCATGATCATCGAGACAGGAGAGACGAGAACCGTATCGCCCGCCATCGCAATGACTGACGCGGCCGACGCCGCAAGGCCGTCCACCTTGACGGTGACCTTTCCCTTGTAGTCACGGAGCATGTTGTAGATCTGCGCCGCCGCGAAACAGTCGCCTCCTGGGCTGTTCACCCAGACGGTGATGTCACCGGTGCCGCTCTCAAGATCGGAACGAAAAAGAGCCGGCGTGACGTCATCGTCAAACCAGCTCTCGGAAGCGATCGTTCCATTCAGAAACAGCGTTCTTGATTCAGCCGTTTCGTCCGGATTTTCTGCTGCGGGTGTTTTGTTTCTTACCCATCTCCAGAACTTCTTTTGTGGATTCATCAGAGTCCTCCTCCTTGTTTTCTGATTTTGTGTTGTCTGTATACGCGGATCCCGCGTCCGCGAGCTTTACGACATTTCCGTTTAAGATATGCAGGTTGCCGCCTTCCTCATCGGATAGAAGGTCCATGTTCTCGAGCTCCCGCACATCGTTGATGGAGTAGATGCCGTTCTGGATGCCGGTGGCGTATCCGCTCATCCGGCTTCCATAGTCTCCCCGGAGCAGGCCGTCCACGTTGAAGCGGATGAAGTATTTCTCCTTTTCCTCCGGCAGGAGGAGAGAGCGCTGCATGGACTGTTCCCAGCGAACGAGCCACGGCTCGAGCGTATAGGTGACAAACTCAAGGCTCTGCTCCTCGATGTTACTGAAGGTCGCGTGCTCCAGATCT